CCTCCGTTACCGCCAATAAATCTAGAATAATTGGCTTGGTTATAGTACCCCTCATCACCACCACCGCCACCGCCAGTATTAGCAGTTCCATTTACTTGAGCATCTTGATTCCATATACCAGAAGCACCGCCACCACCTGAGCCACCAGCACCCCTTGTACCAGAAGTTCCACCACTATTATAGGGAGCACCTCCACCACCACCAGCATAAGTTACACTACTGCCTGTTATCGAATTAGCTCGACCATTGCCCCCTGCACCGCCTGATCCACCGCCACTTGTGGTCGCATCGCTACCAGCGGCCCCTGCACCACCGCCACCGCCACCAGCATAACTTGGGTGCGACAGCACTCCACTTCCCCCATCATTTCCATAATGAGATGCACCGCCATTATCAGATGCAGTCGAAGAACCACCAGAAGAGGCACTTGGGCCGGGGAAATTTGGGCCATTTTGCCCACCACCACCTGATCCACCATCACGACCTTCTCTTCCTCCAGAAGTAGCACCATCACCACCACCGCCACCACCACCGATAGCAGTAATCGAGAAACCCGTTGAATTAGAGCCGTCTGATCCAGCCTCATTAGTAGTGCTTGAGGAAGTGCCAAGACCAGAACCACCAGCCCCTACAACAATAGAATATGATCCTTTAGTCGGGGTGTGAGATGATTTTTCCATCATAGCTCCACCACCACCCCCACCAGACTGATGAGCCTTTCCACCAGAGCCACCACCACCAACGAGAAGTAGTTGTATATCAGAGTTTACTGTGCCTACAGAGGTTAGATTAAATGTGCCAGAACTCGTAAATGTGTGTACTTTAAAAGAACCATCTGTCGCTACTGTATCACCACCAGTAGCCTCATTGTAATCTGTAGGCGGTGGTTCTCCACCACCCCCAAATCCAATATAACTTCCATAAAACATATGTGTATTTACCGCTTTCTACGCATCATTAGCTGCGTCAGTTGTATAAAATATTTGAACACCTAAAAGTCTTGCATCTTCTGCCATATCATCGTTACCGTCAGATACATCCCTAAAAATTCTGAAATAAGTAAGTGTATCTGCTGCAGCATTAGAAATAGTGACATTACCGCTTGTTGCAGTAACTAAACAATCTTCTGCTGCTGAAATATTATTATCTGTTACTACTACTGCTGTACCATATGCAACATCGATAGTAGCATCGTTGGCTACACTAACTCCTTGTAAACCCCATGCACAACCATCTGTATCCGTAGCAGTAGAAGTCCAAAATACACGAAATGTTATTGTACCTTCGTTCCAAGATTTAGGAAAACCTATTTGGAATTGGGCGTGTTCATCACTACTAGCATCAAAGTCTAATACTTGCATATCAGGTCTGCCAGATGTAGTTTCAACATCCGTTATTGCTGCACAGCCATTAGAAGCTGTTGGACGCATCGCCATAGCTGGAACCCATATAGTTTGTGCACCTGCTACAAGAACTGCAGCACTTGAAACTGTAGGCGATTGAGTAAAATTAACAACACCACCAGAAGATATAGCCATTGCATCTGTATCAGAAGCTGAACCTATTGTACCTGCATCTTTTATTATAATATCATCAACAAAAGTTACGATACCAGAAGAAGCTATGCTAATAGCAGAAGTAGAACTTGTAACGCCAATAGTTGCAGCATCTTTAAGAACTATATCATCTTTAAATGTAACGATACCAGCAGAAGATACTGTCATTGCATCCGCTACAGAAGCATTACCAATTGTACCACCATCTTTAATTAAAATGTCATCTTTAAATGTAACGATACCAGCAGAAGATACTGTCATTGCATCCGCTGCTGAAGCTACACCGATAGTACCACCATCTTTAATTAAAATGTCATCTTTAAATGTAACGATACCAGCAGAAGATATCTGTATTGCATCAGTAGCACTAGCAGAACCTATATCACCATCATCAGGAATAATAACACCGCCAGCACTAAGTGTAAGTACACCTGCACCTGATAATTGCATTTTAGAAGCAGGTGCATCTGTGCCACTTATTTTAGTTTTAAAATCTATCTTGGATGTACCTGTACCGTCACCACCACCAGAAGATAACGTAAGATCACCACCATTAATATTATTTCCGTTAGTAGACGTAGCACCTGCTGTAATAGTAAGTCCTCGCCCTGCTGTAGTACTTGTTGTTGCTGCTACACCTATTTCCCAAGCTGATCCATTAGCAAATGTGATACCCCCATCATCAATATCAAAGATATCTGTACCATCTACATCAAAACGTATCTTACCTGCATCCCCACCAGAATCAGCAGTAGCTGTAGAAATTTCTAAGTAATTTAATGTTTGTGCTCCGCTATCATATACTGCTTGTATCTTACCACTTTCAGCATCTGCACTGCCAATAGTAAAAGAAGGGCTACCATCATTAGTAGTTTCAAGTATTTTTAAGTCAGATCCATCATATGTAAATGTAGATTCACCAGCTATTGCATTAGAACCAGTTACTGTTACAATTGTATTATCGGTAGAACCTGTTAAAGTCACCCCTCCTACATAGGTTTTAATGTCAGAAGCTGGTATCTGTGTTGTTGTAGTACCGTCAATTACAATAAAAGCATCCGTATCCCCTATTGTAATTGAAGAAGTTGATTTTGCAGAACCATCTAATAAATTTAATTCTGCTGTTGTACAATTAAGACCATCTAATAAATTTAATTCTGTAGCAGTAGAAGTTACTAATGTACCGCCTAATTTCAAACCACCTGCAGCACCATCATGGGTAGAAATATCTACTTCAATATTACCGTCACTTCCTATACCCTTAATTTCCATACCTTTTGTAAGTGTACCATCATTTTCTGCTACGTAGAAAGCTATATTACCTTCTTCCCCACCTGCAGTAACATCTGTAATTGTGCTTTGTATCCGACCAAAGGTAGTTACAGCATTTCCTGCATCTTCACTCACAAAATCTATATTACCTATTACATCGCTGGTTGCAGGACTAGCACCATTTTTATTAAATTTAAGGGTGGCACTGTTACCGTCAGCATTTGTATTGAGTAGTTGTAGAACAGGTTTAGCTGATGTACTGCTTTCTATACTAATATCTGAACCAGTTAAAACTAAATCATCATCACCACTTTCATCGTATTTTATAGACCAATCTGAATCAGAACCAAAAATAAGTGATTCATTGTCAACCATCATTAAGTCATCACTGAGCTTAAAGTAGTCTTCGTCTTCCATCCATGTTAACACACCATCGTTACTATTCGCATTGAATGTTACAGCAATATCCGTATCAGCACCAGTTCCAAATGATATAGAATTACTATATAATGTTGAAATAGGGCCACCGTCACCTGCTGTAGAGCCATCGTGTGTATGTCCTGTAGATACGTTAAATGCAGTTAAGATAGCGTCAAATTCATCATTAGAATCTGCTGCATCAATTGTATCCCCTGTAGTGTAAGTACTTTGTCTTGCTGAATATCCTGCCATTTTACATTCTCGCTCCCGGTGTAAATTCTAACTCAAATCCTTTTAATGTGATAGGTGGATTGGTACTTGTATCTGATAAACGTATAACTACAGTAAAACCACTTCCTTCTACTGATTGCCGTACAATAGGTATACCTTCTGCACCGTATACTGCAGAACCATATAATGCACCTGAATCATCGTATACGGCTGCAGTGTCGGCTGTAGTTAAAGTATACGCTGCAGGTTGCGGTGTTCCAGCATCCTCAAAATCATATTTAACAAATAACGAGACATTTACTGCACCTTCAGGATCATAGTTTACATTAATACGTTGCATATTTTTTCTTATACCAGCATCACCCATTGTTAAGTCTGGTGATCTGTAGAGGGCTGTCATAGCTGTTCCGGCAAATGTATTTCCTGATTCTTGTTTGTATACATAACCATCATACCCACCGTGTATAATTGTTTCACCACCCGATACAAATCCAGAAACACAACAAGAAGGTTTTATTCCTCGTATATCACTGTATTCCCAACCTAGTTGTCCTTGAGGATTAGCTTTCAGTACACCGATCAATCCTTTACATGAGGATTCTAAACCACCTGTTGTTGGATAAAACAAACGGTACTGGCTTTTACCTCGAATAACAACAGAGGATATATTGTTAAAACCTATATCATTAATTCTATCTTGTATTTGTTTAGATACAGTTCCTAATTCTACGTCACCAATACGTGCAGTACCAGCAACAGTACGTAAACCATCTGGTGCTAGAAAGAGAATGTCACCACCTATCTCCTGTACACTAAAAGCATCTGAACATCCTACATTACGTGAAACAGGTTCTATTTTAAAAGTGTCTTTGTCATCTCCTGTTAGTTTGTAGATACGATCTTCACAAAATATCATC